TCTGTAATTTCTTTAGCGTTTCCCACTCTGCACGTTTCACTACGGCTTTCTTTGAAGCCGATACCCAAAACTTCCCAGCCTGCTTTTTCTATTTTATTTATAAGCGTTTGTTCGTTCATGATTCACCCCGAGTTTTAACCCGTATTACGAGCGGGTTTCGTCCAATGTTATTGCTTCGGCTGTTACGCCTGATAAGGCGCTTAATTTGCCTGTAAAAACGCCCGTTTCTCAAGTTCCGGATCCGCTTTAAACATGTAAGGGTAGATAGGGAGGCGAAGCCCGACCGGTCTACTCATTACACAGCCAACAATCTATTCGCTTGTCCTGTCAAAAAAGAGCGTAGCGAATACAAAACCTGTTTGAATGGCCCACTAGGTCAACACGTAAAAAATCAGGCTGCTATCAGTACGGCTTCGCCATTCAGACCCTAATAAACGCTTTTAATCAATCATTACGGCAAGCAGTCGGCAGCGAAGCAGCCAGCGTATAGAAATCAGACTGTATCCAGTACGGGTTTTGATTGTTTATTGGTCAATCTAACGTTAGCCGTTGTGATGTGTGATGTTGCCGCGTTTGATTAACAGGGTTATCCACAAAAACTGTGGATAAAAAACATCCTGGACGCAGCGAAGGTTATTCAAAAATAAAATTCCGGATATCGATTTAAGACTTCGCATAATTACGCCTCAACGTTATGTAGAAAACGCCAGGTGTAAAATAAAAAACACCTGGTGTTTTTTGCATAGCGTGCATTATGCGAGGTCTATTTTGTTATGAAATTTATTTTTTCTGACCAAAATATTAATTCTATTATTCCTAATAGCCCACCAAGTATTACTATTGACCATATAATATTTTTTATGGTCGAGGTTTTTTTATTTTCCTTGAAGGATTTTAGTTTTTTAAGATTTTGTTGATTTCGAAAATGATTTGTTTGGTTTGGTTTTGTTTTTTTGTTTATTTCATTTCTATACCAGTCTCTATCTTCTAGTCCCATTTTATTTTTCCAATTAAGAACGATTCGCAAAAAAATCAAGGACAGGGGTAAGTAGTACTGTCCTTTTGTCTCATTTTTGAGACTTTTCGTATTTATTTATCTTTTGCTAGTGTTTTTAGCTCTTCCACGTTTGTCTCTTCTAATCCTCTTTTTATCAAGTAATTTAATACTTCTGTTTCTTTTATCGGTCTTTGGGTTGCTATTACGGTTTTAACAGTCAAGTCCTGTATTTTTCTCCATGTTTTATCATCAATGTGTTTGCTTGGCATTTTTTTACCTTTGATTCAAATAACTCATATTCTACGTTCTAAGTTCTCAACTATTGACTTCTGATTTCTAATAAACTATAAAGTCATCAATTTCTTAGAACTTAGATTTGATATTTTTTATGATTGATTGGTTTAGAGGTGAAATAGATTTTTTGCATGACCCTATTCCTGCTGGTCATGTTCTTTCTTTTGATGCTAATGGCGAAATGGCTTGGGATTGTGTTAAAGCCATTGAGTGTCGATCTTCTCATGATACACGTTTGATGATTAAGTCTGTGGGTTCTGCGGGTTACGGTATGGCTTCTGGTTTAATGATTGACGGCAATCTTGCCAAGTTTTTACAGGGTCATAATGTTTTCGGCTCTCGTGATTTGAATCGTCTTCTTGAACTTTCGTTTTTGAAAATTATGGAAATTCAAAAAGATCATTTAGATGGCTGGTCAAGTCCTGATATTACGTTGGCTAAAATTAGAAAAGGCGATTACAAGGTGAAAATGCTGGATATAAATCAGCTTTTTGATGTTGGTAATGATTTTAGTGTTGAAGCTTGGCTACATGCGGCCCATATGCGTGCCCATTCTAGGCATGGTCGAGCTAAACGCGATAAAGGTACCGTTTATTTGGGCAAAGAATCTAAACGTTGGGCCATGAAATTTTATAACAAATTTCGTGAAATGCTGGCAAAGGGTAGTTCTCATCAATTACCTGATTATTTAAAAAATCTTGGTCTTGAAGGATTTATCGAGGGCAAGTTACGCGCTGAAATGCGTATTTTCTCAAAAGAGTTACAAAAACATGGCATTACTCATGGCTACCACTTAACCCCTGAACTTCTTAATCAATTATTCAATACTTACTTGGGGAAAATCGATATGACTACACAAGTTACCGTTCATGATGAACAACTTTTAAAAATGCCTCGTACTCTTCAGGGTACTTTTCAACTTTGGCGGCAAGGTGCGGATGTTCGTAATTTGTTGGCAAAACCTACTTTTTACCGTCATAGAACAATGCTTCTTGAATATGGCGTTGATATTGCTTCTATGCATATCGCACCTGAACATAACAATGTAATTCCTATGATGCGCATTATTGAAGCTTTTCCGGTTGCCAATCCGGTTTGGGCTTATGAACGTGGCTTAATTGCTGCTTAGGGTAGGGGGCTTACATGGTAATGCCAAATGTTAATGCCCATATGTCCCCCAAAGATCGTATTAGGTCTATGGCTTCTCAAGTTGAAACTTTGCCGGGTTGGTCATTGAATGATCCGGTTTTTTTCTCAGCGTTTAATTATCCTGAAAAAATCAGTTTAATTAGACAAGTTCATGCGGCTATTAAAGCACATCATTTTTTTATTGGTGGTACTCATGAAGAATGGGAAGCCATTACTTATAACCCTTCAAAGTTTAACCAGCTTTGGCGTAAAGCTTTAAATATTTCGCCTGATGATGCTCCACCACCCCTGGCATTTCGCCAAGTAGTTCCAAAACCTTCTCTAATCCTAAAACAGGAAAATTTTATATGAAACTTATTGTTGCTTGTGTTTTTACCAATTCTGGAATTGCTAAAGAATCTCAAAAACCTTACTCAATGACTAGAGCAGTTGTTCTTGTTCCTTTTCGTGATGTTGAAAATTCAAACTTTCAATCACGTGGTGAGGGTTTTAGTTCTGTTGAAATGTCAGTTGATACTAATTTTTCTACTTCTTTTCAAAATCAATTTCATACCTCTTTTAAAGGCGTTCCTATTCAGATGGATTTAACTACTTCATTGGATCGTGATTCAAAAAATATAATTGTAGGCTTTGAAAAGACATCGTAAATAATTTGGGTTCGCCTAATCAAGTTGTAAGTCTTGTCAAAATTTACATAACGGCTTATGCCAAACTTTAATCTTGTAATGAGAAAATTATTATGAAAATCTTTAAAAATCGTTTTGGACAAATTGCTTTACTGTCTGTGGCTGGTGTTGGTGCTGCAAATGCAACGATAGCTGTTGCTGTTACTGATGCAATCACAGCCGCTGGCACTGATGCTGCCGTTGTTGGTGCTGCCATGTTGGTTGTATTAGTTGGCATACGCGCGTTTAAATTGTTGCGTAAAGCACTTTAAACTTTTTGACCCTTGTTCTACATGCCAGTGTGCAAGGGTCAATTTTTGAGGTTTTTTTTATGTTTGCTTATGAAGGTTACTGTTATCCCGATCAATCTAGTTTAAGCCAGGCTTATTCGTCTCGTTTTCATCTTGCTAATAATCCACCGACGTCTTTTCAATCTGTAGATTCAGGTGACACTCCTGATTCTTTATATTTTGCTTTTGATACTTTCTATCCTGACCCAACCACTCATTTATTGGTTTCTTACCATTCCAATAAAATGTCTTATTTTGAATATTGTGATACCGCTGGCCCCTTGACTACTCAGACAGGTCTAACTGTTGACGATGCCGTATTGTTAACTTCTGCAATTGTTTTAACTTGGGTTATTGCTTGGTCAATTAAGATTTTAAGGCGTGCTTTATGATTGCTGACATTTATGTTTATTCTATTTTTCTAGCTGTTTTGGGGGCTGCGTGGATTTTATTATCAAATTAATTTTTTTATTTTTTATATCCAGTTCAGTTTTTGCGGTTCCTTCTTTGCCAACTTTTGGTATTACTAGAGCCGGTGCCGTTACTACGTATACTGTTGGCCCGTCCACTTTTCAACCTGCAACTATTGCTTCAACTGGTACAGGTTTACAGCCTTTAAACTCTGCTTTTTCAGCCGCTGGACGTACTTATGCCACTACTTCATCTATTCCAATTGGTGAGACAATCGCCGCTGTTCGGGTATCTTCTGGCATATCTGCTGCTTCGCTTGCTTCTGCCGTTCTTTCATTTTCCAAGTCTCCTTTAGGTTTGGCTTCTATTGTTGCGGGTACTGCTTTATATTCTTATTTACAACAATCTAATTTAGTTGTTGATTCAGGTGGTTTAGGCAATCCAACTCCTTCAACCGTTCCACTTGGTGTTTATTATTACACTCCTGACTGCCCTAACTCCATATCATCATCTGCCCATGAAGCATGTCATATTTTGTCTGTTTGTATTGGATCAGGATACACTTCTTCTAATTGTCCATATATAAATAATCCTTCCACAATTAATTATAATGATTCTGGTATTGCTGGTTCGACTTTTCAGGTTTTACAAAATTCACGTTTACTTTATAACGGCAGCATTAGAGCTAATATTACATGCCCAACAAATTACTCTTTAGTTTCTGGTATTTGTACTTTTGTCGGTGTTCCTGTTGTTACTCCTGTATCTGATTCTGTTGCTTTATCTCAGTTAACTACCAATCAACCTACTGATGCTGCACCCGTTATAAAACAGCTTTATGATTCCAATACTTCCGGTTCTTATGCTCCTGTTGCTGATGTTTCACCAGTTATCAATTTAGATACTTCGCCTATGTACGGGCCTTCTGATGGTGACTTTAATCCTGGTCATTTATCTAGTACACAGACTTCTTCTTCTACTCCTCCTGTTTCTGTTACAACACCTACCGGAACGACTCAAAGCACAACTTCACAAACTACACTTTCTCAACCTTCTACAACTACAATTGACGCTACAACAACCACAACAACTACAACAATAAATAATGATAATTCTACCAAAACAACTACTGTAACCAATGCACCACCTGCCCCAACAACAAAAACAGATAATCCAACAGACTGCGACAAATATCCAGATGATATTGGCTGTTCCAAGTATGGTATTCCTGCGACACCTGATCTTATTACAACAGATATAATTCCTATTTCTTTGACACCTACGTCATTAGGCACAGGTACTTGTCCAAGCCCCAATGTTTTGTCATTAAGCGGTGGAAAAACTTTAACTTTTAGTTACCAGCCAATGTGTGATTTTGCAACTATGTCTGCACCTTTGACCATTGCCTTTGCTTGGTTGGCTGCGGGTTTCCTTGTTTTAGGTTCTGTTCGGGATTAAATTAAATGCAAACTTTAGCTGTTT